AAAGGCCCAGTCGTTTTTCTTGACAACCGGGTTCTTTAAATTCCGCGAACAGATGTAGGTATTTTCGTACTTTTCTTTGTCGCGGGCTTCTTTCAGGATGTACTTGCACAACTTCTGCATCAATTCCTGGTCGTGGATGCGCAGACGGCTGGCGTTGCTCAATCCTTTGCCCCAAATGCTTTCCAATTCGTCCCGGTCCAGGCCGCCGCTGATAATCATGTGAAAATGATAATTTTCGCCCTTGCGTTCGATGGTCCCCATGTATTGCACGGGTTTCAGACCGAGTTTTTTCCGACGGCGGTTTATCCGGCGTATGAAATTATGGAAGTCCCGTTTAGCAGCCTTCGTGTCTTCCGGCCGATGCATCAGATCATAGGTCAGCGTAAGGTAAATGTCGTTAGCTGTAAAATTCGTATGCACTTTCTGCAAAAATGTCCGAGCCGCCCGGTTCCGATTCCGGCGTACCTGGTCAGCAGATGACAGATTGATTTTCTTGCCCCGCATCTTCCGACCTCGTTCCCGCATGTCGGCCATCTCGAACAGATCCATTTCTACGTATTCTTTTCCACAGAAATATTTCACATTGCGTACGAATCCCACATCTGCCACCTCTTTTCGCTGATTTTTATAAAAACGGTACTAAATATAACGCCTACTACTAGCCCCTAAGAGGCCCGGCCTCTTATTTTTATATAATACATATATAAGGCGAAAAGAGACCTTGCCTATTTGGCTGTCTCTTCGTCTTCTTTTTTTGTATGTGCAGTGCCAGCATCCCGAATACGTTTCAAAGTGCGGACATACCAGGCAATGAATTTGGCAGATGTCGCCTTCTTCTTTCGGACAATATACGCAGTTCATAATAGGCATCCCGCAAATTTGGCAATATATATACTCTGGCGTCTTTTCTGTACTATCCCATGTCACCATAAGAAGATCATGTAAATACATGCCCCAATCAGAATCCAGGTCGTAAAGGATATGGCGATCAAGGCCATCAATGTTTTACGTATGCTATGCATGGTATCCCTCGATTTCTTCAAGCAAATTCCAGACGTATTGCCGCCGTACCGGCTGGTAATACATTTTCGACGTCAATTCACAGGTCCTTTCCAGCTGCTCTTCCAGCTGCTGGCGATTGGTCACAATCGGTATGTTTTTCCGTCGGGCTTCTTCTACTTCGGCTCGGCATCCGGTGCTTGCCCGCCAGCCTGGTGCTACATAGACAATATCGCATCGCCGCATCAATTCAATGGCATACGCCAGCCCGTCCACATAGTCGACTTTATTATAGCCGCCGGTCCGTATCGCATGGATGGGCGACACGAAGACGACGTCTTCATAATCTAATTGCATTTTTGTCGTTTCTTCGTCGGCATTGATTTCATTGCCTCGTTTGCCGCCCCACGGGTGACTCACATAAACCATTAACATTTTCTTCAACTCCTCTTAGTACCAACTGATTAAGATCTTATTTTGATTCCGGGCCACTTTGTACCCTTCCGCTTCCATCGTCGTGCAAATAGCCGCGTCGACATGATTGTCGCCGGTCCGCGGGATAATCGTATATTGCCGACCCGCTTCACAGGCCCGGTCAATGTCCCGCCGTATCCGGCTCATACTAATATCCACTGGTTTCTCTCCCTTCTTATATGCTTCGTAATCTGGCAGACTGCTTATCCTTTTCAGTATTTTTTCAACGTCTTGCGGCTCTAACAACTGCCCGAATCCGTTCATAATTTCATCGTTGAGTCGTTGATCATTATCTAACAGCCAGTAGCCTTCTTTCTTTTTTGTCAGAAAAACAATGTATAGCCACTGTTCTCGGCCTGTACCGTCAAGCTCGCTTCTTAGCCAAAAGGTCCGCATAACACAGGCGCCGTGCCCATTAAAAAACGGAAGTCATATATTTCTCGCTTATCCTCTGTCAGTCTGATATATTCCGGATCAAAATCTCCGAAGTCCTCCACCATGCTTCCATCACCTCATATTCTGCTAATTTCTTCCAAGTATTTCACAACGTCGTTGTATTCCGGGTTTCCCAGGACGTCGCTTGTAATCGGTGTGTCATACGTGACATCCCAGTACCGAGGGTAAAGACGGTTTCGTTTGAGTACAGCCAGTTCATACAGGCCTTGCTGGCCGCCATAGCTGTAAGGGCCGCGGATGACGCTGGCCCCATAGCCGTTTTTAAAGTGGAACTCGTAATGTTCCGTCCCGTCTATCTGTTCGTTCCATGGTGTAAATTTACCGAATTTCATGGCTTTTACCTCCTTATTGATTCCGCTTCAATGCCCGTGTCCGTGGCTGCTTCTTTGCCTTGGGTTTGTCTCCATGGCAGGTGATGCCTCGGGGCTTGCACTCCCGGTCGTCCGCACAGACAGGCGCTAAATTGCCGGACGGGGTGACAACGTAGTGTATCCGTCCGGTCAATTTTTTATGGCAATAATAACAACGCTTCATTCATGCCACCTATTTCCGTTTTGCGTGTTCCAGCCGCTTGCGGATCTTTTCGACAGTCTTAGCCTGGTAGGCCATTATGTCACTGTATTTTTCCCAGTTCCGCTTCGGCTTCTTGGGCCGTGGAACCGGCTCGGTGTAAGAGATGCGCACCGGCCCCGGCTTGTACCAGTTTTCCATCTATCCACCTCATTTATTCTTTGGATCATATGGGTCTCCCTTGCCATCCAATGCCGTCAACGGGATTCCATTATGTTTCATTTTCTTTATGGCCTTCCGCCTGTTTTTCCGCTCCATCGTTAGATACTCACGATGGATGGTTTCAAAGATTATCGACCACATCCCTTTCATGTCCTCTGCATACTGTTTGGCCTGCCAGGTCGTCGGGAAATAGTTGTGCACAGACATGTTGATTTTATCCAGCAGATCGTAGCGCATCGTTTTTTCTATCGCCACCCCTAACGAATCTGCATAATAGTATTTTTCGCCAGCCCTTGGCACTTTCGGCACTTGTCCTACGCCATTGGGCCGTGTCTGATCGGCTACCATACGATTACACTGCCATTCGATGGGGCAGCGCATGCAATCTTCCTGCTGCTCACAGCCTTTAATAATTGTGTTCAACGCGTTTTTCATTTCTTCATCGGTGATTCCCATGTTATCTCTCCTATCTCTTGGGCGTCGAAGCTATCGGCGCCCAATACTGTACCTCTTTCATCGGGATGAGGCGGGCTTCCCCGTCTACGAGCCAATGGTCCTGACAAAACACCCCGACCGCTTTAAATTCCCACTCCGTGCCGGCGTGCATCGCTACCAATACGCCGCTGTGGAATGGGAAGCTGTTCGTTTACATCTACCCATCGCATCGATCATCATCGCCTTTCAATCGCCTCATTCTTTTTTCTCGGCTTCCCGGTTATTTCGTTGAGCCCCCATTTAGGCCCCATATTAACCCGGCCATATTTCTTTTCATATTCTTTCAGCATGTCACTGTGTACATTGAGCTCGTAGCGGATGCAGGCCATGAATTGCCAGATGGTCACGCCATATTTTTTAGGATCCAGCATGATTTCTGCGTAGTCATAGAGGCGTTTTTCCAGTCGATGTACCTCTTCTGCTTTGAATCCATAATTGGCTCCCAGGACATACAGCATATTGATTACCGTTTCCGTCAGTACCTGATAAAGGGTATTGCGCAGCCGCTTGTTGTCAATCTTGTCTGCGCCTATGACAACCATTATTTTCTTTACGAAATTACGTTCCATGCGCCCCCGGTTGTACCCGTTACGGGATACCTGCGATTCATACGACGCACTGTATGGCAAATCGTTCCATAACTGGAAGATTTGTTCAATGCGTACCTTTCCGAATCGGAACTCATCATGCAGAGCCATGAAGAGCAGTGCTGCTACCGCTTCCGCCGATGCATCCCCGGCAATCAGTGCGCGCTTCTGAGTAAACCTACTAATCATCGCTCATTCACCAGCCCTCTTATTCATGCTTATTTTCCGGGCCATGTACTGCCCGTAGGACAGGCCGGCGCGCCGGGCTTCTTCGATGCACTGCCCCATACTGCTCAATTCTTTCGTTTCCGGGGTATAGGTTTTCGGGTTCGGCGGGCGATGACCTTTACGGAACTGCTTTTTGATTTCTTTAGCAAATTCGGCATCTTTGGCCTTTTCTTCTTTTTCTCTGGCTTTTTCCTGCATCCGCTTGAGTTTCATTATTTTTCTCTTCTTCCGTTGCCAGCGGTTGCATACGACGTTGACCATTTCCCGACGGCATGTTGGGCTGCACGTATATTTCCGTGTTCGTGGATTGTCTATCTGCTTGCCACAGACGATACAGAAATCGGGTGCCGGCTTTTCGCCGCGGTTAAATTCCGCTTCATATTTATCGTGTTCTTTCAGTATCCGTTCCCTACAGGCTGGACATGTTTTCTTTTTTCTCCCTCGTGATTCCAGGGTAAAGACATGCCCGCAAATCATACATTTTCTTTCCAGCTCTTCCATTTTTCCACCCCTTAAAACCACGTTTTATGAATCAGATCATAGTGCCACCACATGCCATTTTGATAGCGTACGCAATAGTAGCCGTTAGCTATAAAAATGGCTTCCGGGTTTCCGTTGCTCCATGTCCCGTTTGCCAGTTGTTTATAGACGACGTCGTTCAATAAATCTTGCACGCCGTCCGGCACCAGCTTCCAGCCTTCTTTTCGCCTGATCATGTTCCTCAGTGCATCCTTACTGATTGTCTTCATTCCAATCCCTCCTATCGGATAATAATGCGTTGCCCTGGTTGCAGGTTGTCGTCTTCCTGCAAGCCGTTGTTAATTTGAATTTCGTAGATAATTCCGCGGATGTCTTCTCCGCGTGCATCGGCGACACTGCGGGCAATGTCCCACAATGTTTCACCGTCTTCTACGACATGTACGTCCGCTTCATCGGCGGCCACTGTCGGCCCCTGGCCGATATTCCCGATACCCGTGTCGGCATAGACGCCGATGCCAAAGGCAAGCAAAATCGTCACGGCCAGGCGGGCCACTTTCCCTTTTTTCGACATCCGCTTTACGGCCGGTTGATGGTCATATATTTTCATCGTTTTCATGTTTTTCCCTCCTATGCCAATTCAATACCTGGGAAGATGTCGTCATAGACTTCTGTTTTGCGGATCATCCCCGTCCGGTTCACGGCCCGGGCGCGAAGCCAGGCAATCATGCTCGTACGCTCAAATACGTACGTATGCCCTTCTCGGCAACATGGCGCCCCTTCATAAATCCATTGGTCGACGACTTCTTTACTGCGCCCCGTGACTTCCGCTAATTCCTTGCGATTCCATGTCAGTTGGTCGCTCAATTTCATCGGTTCCAGCTTCTTTTCCATACTATCGCCCCTTTTTACTTCCCCATCATGAATATTGCGATATGCAAAACGAGGATTAAGACGTTAATCGCGGTGATGCGCTCCGCTTTTTTATTGATTCGCTCCGCTTTTTCATTGATTTGCTTCATTTCGGCCCATGTCCCGTCATTTATTTGATTTCCCATGTGGTTGCCTCTCTATTGCGGCTTTCTTCGCTTCGTGCTACAATATCTGTAGACTTATCTTTTTTGTTCATTTCCCGCATAAGAGCCGTTCGGTTGCCGCCGAGCGGTTCTTTTTTTGTGTCCGTTTTGGACAGGTCAGATAGAGCGTCAATCCCTTGCCGGCTAAATCAAAGATTTTCTCTACAATGGGACTCAGGTCCCTTTCTTCGGCCATGGTAATTTTGTCATCACAGCAGATACGTTCGAGCCGGATGCAGTCGCTGTTCGCATCGGCCAGGGCTACATGATACTGCATGGCCCCGGCCGCTACGCCGGTAATCTTTCCGATTTTCGGCAGGATCATCCTGCCAACTGCCGATTCTTTCGACAAATACGCATAGCCGAGGCACGGATTTTCAAAGACCTGCATCATGGCGGCGACCATGTCGTCACCTGGCAGAATTTCCCCGCTTTCATACTTTGCGTACGTCCTTACGGATACGTTCAGCGCTTCCGCTGCTCTTTCCTGTGTGAGACCTGCGCCCTTACGGGTCCTTTTTATCTCCAAACCAAACCGCTTACTCATATTTCATACCTCCTCTGTGTCACCGCCCATGCTATAATTCTCTTGAAGGGAGGTGATATTATGGCCAAAATAACCGATATTCTTTCACCACCTGCAATCCAACAGATGATGGAATCCATGGAAAAAATCTCTCAAATGGTGGACCCACCAGCTATTAGAGCTATGCAAGATTCTATGAATGTTATTGCTAAACTAAATCCTGCTTGTAATTTGTCCTGGCCAGACGCTTTCAATGTAATCTCCCAAATCCCATTGGATGTGCGTACTGACTTAGCCGAATCGTTCTTACAACAGCTGGATCCAGACGAAATACCACATACCGACGTTCCTGATGTTACAGAAGAACAAGAAAAACAGATTGATGAATTGTTCCCTACACTTAAAGAAAAATCGTTGAGTTATGATAGAATCATTCAACTGATTGGTATCCTAATTGCTGCACTGAGCATTATTGTAGCTACCCAGGCTCACAATGATGCTATTCAAGCTCACGAAGATGCTGTCCAAGCTCACAAAGATTTTTTCCAATCCCAAAATATAGACAGCACCAAAGCTGCATTGCAGGCCCAAATTAGCAAAAACATTTCATCAGATGATGCAAATGACGACGACTGAGCACCAAATATGAGGCCTATGCACCGGATAACTGTATAATAAAAGTCATTTTTGGTAACCATTAGAGCCGTGCCGCTGCATGGCTCTTTTTCTTTTCTTTGCGCCATTTCTGCATCTTTACTGTCCGTTTTCGGATCTAATCCGAATCTCCTGCTCATGTACTTTCATCTCCTTCCAGATATAATGAAATTAATCGGTTAGCCCTTTTCCAGTTCAAAGGTTTCCTGGGCTTTTGCCCGGATACCTTCGACGTCCAACCTGAAGTTTCTGCAAATGTAGGCCGCTTCTTCGGCGGCAAATTTGGCCGCGTTGGCTACGAAACGGCTTTCTTTGGTCTTCTTGTCTTTCATCTTGGCTGCTGTCCGTAACCGGGACATTTCACATTCATATAAGTTGTTTTCCAAAAATTCCTTTTCCTTCTTGTTCATGCTCCCATCTCCTCTTACCATTTACTTGCCAATAGCTCATCTTCGACTTACCAATAACAGGAATTCTAAAAACGTCATGTGCTCCTTGAGCATCCCAGTGTAGTAAATCCAGTATTCTGCGCCCAGGGCCATAATAGCGAGCAGCACAATAGCCATGATTTTCATGATTTTTAACTTCATAGTCATTCCTTTGCTATGTAACAATTTGTTACTCATATGTGTAAAAAAGGGTCCATTCGATATTAAAAATGTTAGTTATTCTTTGAGCGATCTTCGGGGAGGGAGTCTTTTTCCCCGATTCAATCATGCTGTAATATGCCCGTGTAATCCCAGCTTTATCCGCTACTTCCTCTTGGGTCATTTTTAACTCATTTCTTTTTTCTTCAAGTAACTTGTTAATCATAGTTTCACCTTCTTTCTATGATGCTTGGTAACTTTTTGTTACTTGTATTATACGTAACATTTTGTTACTTGTCAATACAAGTAGATTCATTTTGTTACCATATCTTCCTTAGTTACTCTTGGTTACGTATAATGTAACTATACGTTAAAGAAAAGAGATGAAATACAATGGGTAATACTCTCGGTGATAGACTAAGGGCCCTTCGTGAACAATCTGGCAAGACTCAACGAGAATTGGCTGCCTTATTATGTATAAATCGCGTGTCATACACTCAATACGAAAATAATAAACGGACTCCTCCGCCGGATACACTGCGTAAACTGGCAATCATTTTCAATGTATCCGTCGATTATCTTTTGGGTAATGATGTAATGAAAACAAGTGCTACTAAAAAAGGGGTGAAAATTCCCGTTCTTGGCCGCGTTGTTGCTGGCGTCCCTATCGATGCTGTTCAGGAAATCCTTGATTATGAGGAAATCACGCCAGAAATGGCGGCCACTGGCGATTATTTTGCGCTCCGAGTCAAAGGAGCATCAATGGAGCCGACGCTCCGGGATGGGGATATCGTCATCGTCAAGAAACAGCCGACCGTCGATTCCGGTGACATCGCCATCGTCCTAGTGAATGGGAACGATGCCACGGTCAAGGAAATCAAGGAAAGCCCTGCCGGAATCACTCTTATCGGTCACAATGCCGCCATCTATACCCCACAATTCTACTCAAATAAAGAAATCCAAAGCCTGCCGGTACAAATTATCGGCAAGGTCGTGGAAATGCGGCGGAAATTTTAAAAATATAATAGCTACAAACACAAAGGAGATGCACTCAATGAAACCTTTACCCAACAATTTTAAAGAAGCTCCGTTCTATTTTAGTCCTTTATTCCTGGTTATTTTAAGTACTTTTTCGCTCGCATATGGAATTCCTTTAATTATTGCATTAATTCTCGTTTACTTGCGTCATAAAAAATATCGCAGTATTGAAATTGCTGAATTAATTCAATTGGGCGATATACAAGAAAAAATATCATCTGAGAAACAACAATTAACAGACCTGCAAGCAGAATATAATCAACGTATCGCTGATTATACCAATAAATATCAAGAATTGGAAAATAATTATAAGCAGAAAGAATCTTCTTTGAAAAAAAGATATGAAGATTTATCTCATCGTCTTTCTCTTGAATCAAAAAAAGAACAACAAGCTCTTGATGCGATCTGCAATGCAGTAGATAACGTATTAGTCACTTCTGAAATAGATTCTACCCTTTATGATCAAATATCCTCTGATGAAATAAAAAATAAGTTGTCTTTGATTTCCGCGGAGGAAAAGGATTTGCAAAAAAATGATGGAGCTATTCTTTTTACTGGCAACGCTGATGAACACACTAAATCATATCTTCGAAAACAAAAAAATCAATTATTACGTAGTTTCAATGCAGAAACAGATAGTCTTATCGGTAATGTAACTGTCCGTAATATTGACTCCATTCGTCAGAAAATCACTCGTGCTTTTGAAGCTCATAACAAACTTTTTTCGATTGATAATGTCCAATTAACTAAAGATTTTCTTAAAATTAAACTCGAACGAATGAGCTGTTTATACGAATATCAAAAGAAATTACAGGAAGAAAAAGAACTCTTCCAAATCAGAAAAGAACAACTTCGTGAAGAAGAAAAAGTGCGTCATGAAATGGAAATGGCTAAGAAGAAAATTGAAAAGGATGAAGCTCAATTTAAGCATGAAATTGAACGTACTATGAAATATTTACAAAAGAGTTCGATGGATGCAGAAAAGCAATTATATTTGGATAAAATTAAAGAATTGAATGAGAAGTTAGAAAAACTCAATCAAGAAAAAGAAACTCTCGCACAGCGTGAAGCCAATGCCAAAGCTGGATACGTGTATATCATTTCAAATATAGGTTCCTTTGGTGAAGATGTTTATAAAATCGGCATGACCCGCCGATTAGAACCGATGGATCGTATAAAAGAGTTAAGTAGTGCTTCGGTGCCTTTTGAATTTGATGTCCATGCTCTCATTTTCTCCGATGATGCTCCGGCACTGGAATCCTTACTTCATCAGCATTTTAGAGATATGGAAGTCAATAAAGTAAACCATCGCAAAGAATTTTTCAAAGTAAAATTGTCAGAAATCGAAAATCTTGTTAAGGAAAAATATGATAAGGCTGTAACCTTCGTAGAAGTTCCCCCAGCGGAAGAATATCGCGAAACATTAAATATAGTTCAATCGGCGTCTTAAAAAATTTCTTCAATAATAATAAATCCCGACGTGATTTAAAAAGGCAATTCTCTTTAAGTAGTAAAGCATTTCTTTATTACTTAATTAGCTGAAAACAATGTGCAAAAAGCGCACATTGTAAGTTTTAATCCTCAAAAATCGACAATGAAATTGTAAAAATGGTCGTTTTTGATACCTGTTTGGGAATTTGATCACAAAAATACGGCATTTTGCAATAGTTCTTTTTCTTACTATCGCAAAATGCCGTGATTGCTAATGATGCTGTTCTTTTCTATTTGTATTCATACTCTGTGACTACAATGCCAGAATTAAGGTCAATACATTCCCTTTTCGTGTTCCTGGTATAGTCTTTTGTCCAATCCGGATTCGGTTCCAGCATGATTTCTTTGTTGCTTACAATGACATTGGTCACGTACCCGCTTCGCTCTGTACCATTAGGGAACGTCACTGTAACAAAATGAGGCTGGTTGTCGTTCAACATGGTTTCCAACATATCCGAATCCATGATGATACTGTTTTTCCCAGCCACTTTGTTGATTTGATTGGCGATTTTATAGGCCAGACGGCCCCCAATAATATGCCATAGAATAGCAATCACTACCGCTATTCCCATAGGAAGCAGGATATCGGCCAGCCATACCGGCTCATGCAGGAGGATCTTGCTGATTGCCCCGTGGAACCAGCACACGATTTCCGCACAGAGTAATGAACTGGCTGCATATAAGAAATAGGTCATGATATTACTTTGAATGGCCCCTGGCGTCGTATCCCCATTCAATAATTTGTGTACGGCCATGCCGATGAACCCAGGAGACAAGGAAACAATCATAATAATAAAGTTCTCCATATTCTTACACCACCTTCAACGAAAGAAGACGATACCCATGAATCAAATCCCAGGCAAGCCTGAGCAGCGTCAAGATGGTTTTACGTGTCCAAAACCTCAACCACCGAAGACGCCGCCGGCTTCCCCTAAACCCCAAAAATAACGCATATACAAACTTTCCCGCTTCCTGCTGGGACAGAAGGCGGGAAAGTCGTTTCGCCAGCTCGGCTAACCCTGGACAAGTAGGCGCTTACTGTGTGGAAACATAAGTCATTATTAGTATAACATATCGGCTATTCTTTTAGCAAAGAAGGTGATTTCCATGAAAAAACGTTCTGATGGACGCTATAAAGTGTCTGTGACGATTGACGGGAAGCGGCACTATTTTTACGGAAAAACAATTAAGGAAGCCGAACAACGGCGGGACAAGTATAAAAACGCACTCCTTTCCGCTCCTAACGTCGATTACAATATTACCTTGGGTCAATGGCTGTCCGTGTGGCTACGAGGCGCCAGAGCGACGCTAGCAGAGGATACGTTTGAGTCGTATGTCTTCCAACTCCGCCGGTATGTGCTACCGACGCTGGCTAAATGTAAGTTGATTGATTTACAGCCCCATATGTTCCGTGACCTGATTGCATCACTACTTTCTCAGGGGTACAGCAATCGCACGGTACAATATGCCCTGGCTGTTGTCCGAATTGGACTCCGGCAGGCTGTGAACGATGGTATCATCCCGACGTATCCCCTTCGTGGCGTCAAACTGCCGACTGTAACCCATGATAAAGTGCTTGCCTTGACTAAAGACAAAGCCATCCGCTTCCTTGCGGTCGTCCCGAATCCCAAGCACCACAATCTGTACTGGGTCGCCCTGTATACTGGCCTGCGCCGGTCTGAGCTCCTGGGCCTCCGAATCAACGACATCGACGTAAAAAATAAGACGCTTACCGTCAATCAGACGGTTTTAAACATCGGCGGAAACGTCGTAATCAGTCAGACGACGAAAAACAAGTCGTCTCATCGGACGATCTCCATTGATGATCAGACGCTGCAAGTCATCCGGAACCAGGAAAAAATAATCTTCAAAGAGCGCATGGCTGCCATGAACTACGAAAACAATAACTTGCTCTTTGCCCGGCCCGACGGCCGGCCGTATGATCCGAAATATATTTCCCGCCGCACGAAAGCCTACGGCCGCAAGGCAGGGATGCCGGAAGCTTTCTCTTTCCACACCCTCCGTCATACCCATGCGACGCTCCTGGTCAAAGCCGGCGTCCACTTCAAAGTCATCCAATACCGCCTGGGCCATGCGACATTTGCCCAAACCATGGACACGTATAGCCACATCACGCCGGCCATGGAAAGCAGCGTCGTCGACAAACTCCGTGACCTCATCTGACCCCCGTTTTGACCCCACGCCCACAGTTTTACTCCGTTTTACTGCGCTCTACAGCGTCTTTCCATCCATGCCAAGTGGCTGAAAATGGCGTAAACAAGCCATTCCTGCTAATCAAAATTGAAGACTCTTAATCAGGGTGTCCAGGGTTCGATCCCCTGATGGTCCACCATAACAAAGTTGATAGCCATCGCATTTATGCGGTGGCTATTTTCGTATGACCCCGAAACGTCTGGTGTCTTTGACCCCATTTTGACCCCGCCATATATCGCTCCACTATTTAATCATTATATAAATAAAATGACAGCTCATTTCGAGCTGTCATTTTTGAGTTTATCCTTTATTTCATTGGCTTTTTCTTGCCTGTCTGCAAAATATCGCTGTTCCGCTGCTTTTCTTGCTTCTTTAGCGTCATCCAACTTGTCAAAAAATCCTAAATGGATCTGTTTTCTACCAATATTTATGTAAGCCCGATACCGGCCATTTCTAAAGACAGACACTCCCGGAACTCCAGTACTGTTATTCTTGTTAATTTCCCGCCCGAATCCGGCGTATTTAATAGCTACGTGTTCCCGGTGTACTTTAGCCGTCAATTTCCGGCCGTCTTCAAGCGCCAGGCTGTCTCCTTCTTTTCTCTTGCACCCGCAGGAGAGAGATTTTCCCTGGATTAAATTATAAACATATATTAACTTTTCTTTGCCGCAAATACAGCGGCATAGTACATAATCATGCCGGGTAGCATCCGGTAGCTCGATAACTGTCCAATAACCAAACTGTGTACCCGGCTTTATATCTGCCTTTTTCATAAATTCAGGCTTTCTACAAGCGCCAGCCGCTGTCCGGCTGTCAGCGCTTCGATTTTTTTATACAGTTGCTTCCGGTCGTCGTCAGATCCGACGGCTGCATCCAGCACGTCAAGATGCAGTCCCCTGATTTTGCGGCGGTCAATAACGGCACCACAAAGGACCTCTCCCATAATCGCCAGCTCCGTGTCTGTCAGTTCTGGCAGGGTATCTAAATCAAGCATAATCTGATACCTTTCAACAATCTCCCCTAGCCGA